GGTAAGTGTTGAAATGTGGGGCGGCGGTGGCGGAGGCGCAGGCAACTGTTGCTGTCATTTTGGTACTTCAGGCGGCGCAGGAAGTTATTCAAGAAAAATTGTTGATGTTACGGCTGGACAAGCTTATAGATTTTGTGCAGCTGGTACAACGTATTGTTCAAATGATCGACATGTTGGCTGTGTTGGATATCCAACTTACCTTTATGGCGAAACTGAAGCTATTAACATGGCATGTGCAAGTGGAGGCAAAGTAGGCTGCAACTTTTGTTGGGGAGCTATTGGCACTACGTACATGGGATGTGCATCATACCAATGCGGTTCCTATTGTGGCGGAATGGGAATGTGTGGAGCAACAGGCGCACACAAAGGAACAGCATTTTGTTCAGGAACAGCATGGACTTGGGCGCCAACGCCAGCATTTACTGGAGACTTTTATCGACCAGGTAGAGATGCATGTTCGGGTTATTGTTGCGGATGTGGCACCCTGGGCTATTCACACTTTCCGGGATCTGGTGGCGCAACTACTTCATCTCACAATTCCTTTCACGGATGTGGAGCTGCTGGTGCAGGCGGATTAATTATTGTCAACTGGCAACTGGAATCATAAATTATGGAGAATAATACCCAATGACAGCTTTAAAAGATTTATTATACGGTTACGAGGCAGGCTCCTCAATTAAACCAAAAGAATTTATGATTGAGAACACTAATAAGTGGCTACCCCAAAACGGCGGCTGCTGCTTATTATGGACTGTTCCAGCAGGCGCAACTCACGCAGTTTTTGAAGTTTGGGCCGGTGGTGCAGGCGGTGGCTTTAGCTGTTGTTGCACACAAGGTGGTGCAGGCGGCGGCGGTGGATATGGCATGTACGAATCAGACGTATCAGCTGGCGATACTATTAGATTATGCTCAGCAGGAACAACTGGCGCTAATATGAGTGGTTGTGCTGGATGTACTGGGTGTTCTTCGTTTATATGCAGAGATACTGGAACTGCTTGGTGCGGTTGTGTTCAAGGCGGCGCTCAGGCTGCTAGATATCCGAGATGCCACTTATCGATTAGTTGTTATAGTTGTTGCTCTATGTGCGGCTGCTGCAACGCGATATACACAGGCGGTTCAGGACTAACATTATTAGAACAGTCAAGCGGAACAAGTGGAATGTACAACAGTAGCCAGTTTTGTGTAGAAACAGGTTGGCAAATTATGGGTGGAGCATACGGAACACCTACTCCCCGACCACAAGGATCGTCAACATGTTGTAACAGCTGCTATGGCGGCATTTGCGGAAGCTATACTAGCTGTTGCGGACAAGCATGTATGAATATGGGATTTCATCCAGGCGGCGCTGGGCTTACTGGCTGGACAAATGACGGCACATGCAGATGTGGCGGCGTTGGCGGTGGCGGCTTAATTTACGTAGTATACTGGTAAGGAATAATCATGGCTATAACAACAATTACAAGACAACTTACATACGGGTTACCGGACGATATCTATCATCAAACACAAGAGGATGGTCTACAAGCTACTGTGTATTATAAAGGCCCAAACAAACGATATATTTGGGTTAATTCTATTACAAATAAAATTATTGATATGATTGATGAAGATACTGGTGAAGGAATATTCACTGGAGAAATATCTTTTCCAGAAAGAGAAGCTTATCTAGTTGAAGTAGATGCTGAATCTAGTGATCAAAATGATCTTTTATTATGTGCTTTGTTTGGCGGCGTAGATCCTCTTTCAATTCCTGACATTGAAGAAGATGTTCCGGGTCAAACTGAAAAGTATATAAGAGACAAATATCCAATACCTGATCATACATATCAGATAAGAGAGATTGAATATTCACCTAATGCAAAACAATGGGTTACACCGTTTCCTTTTAGACATCCTATAATGACTTGGGAAGAAAAGCTGGTATATAGAGATAATGCTTTAATCAATAGTGATAGACTTTATAGTGACGACTTGCCAGATAGTGCAACTACTGCAATTCAAACTTATAGAACCTATTTAAGAGATATTACTGAAACTGTCGGAGTAGCATGGACTGCAACAATTCCAACAGCAGGTACAGGGTATGTAGTAGGAAATAAACTACTAGTACAAGATCCTAGGTATAAAAATACTACAGTAGTAGACGAAGTTACGCTAACAGTTACAGCAGTTAATAGCGATGGCGGAGTTACTGGATTTAGTGTTGCGAATAAAAGAGCATTATATCATCCTGCAGCAGCTGCGTACACAGATTGTTTCTTTGTTACCAATGGATCTGGCGTTGGAGCTAGTGTTACATTGACTAAAATTAAACAGGTTGACCCTTGGAAAGTGCAATGGAAAACACAGCCATTGTTTACGCTTCATCAACCTGGTACTGCAACAGCAGCTGATGATAATCCTGATCACTTAGTTGACGAAAAGGCATATGGTGCAGCTTCAAAAACTTATACTGCATCGCACCCTTTAGCAGTAGAATAACTCCTTAGTAAAATGTATTAAATGAAAGGCGCTACGGCGCCTTTCACTTTGACCAATTCTAGCGCCGTTACAATATAAATATTCGTATGCAGCAATAACTGCTCAGTTTATTAACGATAGGATTAAGGAAATATGTCAAAAAGAAATACAGCAATTTTTATTAACGGTGGTGCTGGTCGAGTAGTATGTTCAATACCTGCACTAGAAAAGTTTCATGAAGAGAATCCAGAGGACAATTTTTTAGTAATTTGCGAAGGCGGCTCCGACTTTTTTAAAGGACATCCTGTATTGCATGCTAAAGCATACGATCACTGGCATAAAAACCTTTTTGAAGATAAGTTAAAAGACATGGATTTGCTTAGTCCAGAACCTTATAGAGTTTGGGAATATTACAATCAAAAATGTAGTCTCGCACAAGCATACGATATAGCTATTAATAATAAGGGCATTAGAGAACTCCCAAAGCCTAATATTAAACTTAGTAAACAAGAACACATGCGTGGTGCTACTGTAATTAAAGAAGTTAAAGAAAAAACAGAAAAAGACAAAGTAATAGTAGTACAGCCTTTTGGTAGAGGAATTGTTGAAGAAGGCGGTATGCTTACTGACTTTAGTGGCCGAAGTCTTGAACCTATGAACTTAGTTAATATTCTAAAAGAAGTTTCTAAAGACTATGCTATTATCTTTATGGGCGAACTAGCTATTGATTTTAAAGAACACGGTATTGACAGACCAATTGCAGTTCCAAAAGGTACTGATTTAAGAACATGGTGTGCAATTATTGCTGAAGCAGATTACTTTCTTGGATGCGACAGTGTAGCACAACACTTAGCATATTCTTTTGGTATTAGGTCAAGCGTAATTACCGGAAGTACATATCCTGTAAATACTTCTTATCCCGACTGTGACTATTTCAATATCTTAGATATGGGCGAAGTTGCAAGAGTATATAGCCCAATTAGAGTTACAGTAGACGAATTTGCTGATAGAGTTAATGAAGGTATTATGCAAATGACCGACAAGGTACAAGGCCATATTATTAGCGAAATTAAAGCTCATATTGGTTAATTTATGAAAAGATTGTTTACATTTGGTTGTAGCTTTACACACTTTGATTGGCCAACTTGGGCTAATCTATTAGGCTTAGACAACGAATATGACTTATGTGAAAACTGGGGATTTTCTGGATTAGGAAATTTAGCAATTGCCCAGCGTATTGCCGAATGCCATTCTAAACACAACTTTACCAAAGATGATACTATAGTTGTACAGTGGTCTTCGCATATACGGAATGATTATCATAGACAAGGAACTTGGGACACCAAAGGCTCAATTTTTAATATGCATAATGTTAATCTTTATAATAAAGCATGGATCAATCATTTCTTTGATGAAAGAAGTTATACAATGTATTCATTAAATGCAATGATGATGGCCCAAGGTATTTTAAAATCAGCAGGCTGTAAATGGGCAATGACAACTATAGGTGATTTTAATAAATTAGGAAATGATTTTTTAAACTTTAACGGCGACGGAGAAAACAGTACTGTTAGTGCAACTTTGTTAGAAGAATATCCTGAATTTGAACATTACATAAAATCAATATGGGATAACAATAAAAATCATTGGGTAGAGTCTATAGGATCGTTTACTTGGAAAGAGCAACAGTTAGGTGATAATCAATTTATAACAGATGATCCTAAGATATATAAATTTGTAAATAAAAATCCTAAGACTCTAAAAAAACAACCGTATTGGTGGGATTCACATCCTTCAACAGTTGGCCATGCTAGATGGTTACAGGAATGTTTGCTTCCTGTACTACAAAAAGAAACAAAATTTAACGATAAACAGAATAAGTTAAATTCGGATATAAACGATTTTTATTGTAAACAAGAATGGGAATTGTTTGATTTTAGAGAACAACTTACACAACTTATGAATCTTGATTTACAAGAAACATTACATAAAGTACGGGGACATTAAATGACACAACCAGTTTGGATTGCAGGAATAGCTAGAGGACACAACGCAGGAGTTTGTCTTCTTAAAGATGGGGAAATTGTTTTTAGTTTAGAAGAAGAACGTCTTACACGTTTAAAATACGATGGCGGCCCGTTAGCTACTATGCTTAAAATAAAAGAATATACTAATAAATTAGATTACTTAGTTATTGCACATACTACAAGCTTAGAAGAAACTGCTGGAAAAATAGACTATTCTGGAGAAGATATATATACAGGACTTGCTAGAAAAATTGGACTATTAAGAACTGAAAATCCAAAAATGCGTTCTGAAGTAATTGACGTAGCAATGTATCATCACAAAATGCATGCGGCTATGGCATTTTATAGATCTGGATTTGACGAAGCTGTAGCAGTTATTGTTGATGGCGCAGGCACATTTTTTCCGCTAACACATGATAACACTCCTATGACAGTTTGGGAAACTGAAAGCATTTATAAATGCAAATATCCAGCAACTTTTAAAACCTTGCATAAAAGCTTAGGTACTAGAGAAGCTATCCCAGCAGGCATAGTTGATAAATGGGATGCTTCTAATTGGGGCGAGCAGGGTATAGAATATTCAGCATTTGTGCATGACCGTGCAGGAATTGTAAAAGCATATGAAGCTGTAACAGAGTATTGCGGCTTCACATCAATTGAAGCTGGCAAGACAATGGGATTATCACCTTATGGTAGTCCTAATGCTAACATTCCGTCACTTATTGATAATGATACAGACATTCCGTTACCAACTACTAACAGAAATTTAATAGTTCCGCGATATCCAAACGGTGCTATAATTAATAGAGAGCTATACAGTGAATTAGCGTCTGACGCTCTTACTTTTGACCAAGATGATATAACATATTTGCAGAACAGAAGAGATTTAGCATATGCAGTTCAACAAGAAACACAAGAAGCAGTAGTTAAATTAATTAGGCATGCTGTAAAAATATCCAAGCAAAATAAAGTAGTAATTAGCGGTGGCTACGGATTAAATTGTGTTGCTAACTATCATTACCTTGAAGCACTTAAAGATGAAGGCATTGAAATTTATGTTGAGCCTATTTCTAACGATGCAGGAACTGCAATGGGTGCTGCACTCTTACAGCATTACAAACTTACACAAGATATAAAAGTTAACAATCGTGCAAATGATGTATTCTTAGGTCCTATATATAATTATTCAGAGCAAGAAATTTACAGTACTGTTGAAGAATATGATGCAGAAATTAAAGATGCAACACACGCAGATGTTATCGAATTAATGACTAGTAAAAACATTGTTGCTAACTTCCAAGGACGTTCGGAGAATGGTCCACGTGCATTAGGTAACAGAAGCTTAATGTTTGATCCTACATTTAAAGACGGCAAAGACTTTGTTAATGAGATTAAACATCGAGAATACTTCCGTCCATTTGCAGGTAGTATACTAGAAGAAGATGTACATGAATGGTTCGACCTACGTGGCATGGATGATTCACCTACAATGATGTATGCTGTAAATTGCCAACCAGGCATTGAAGAAAAGATTCCTGCTATTATTCATGTTGACGGAACTTGCAGAATTCAAACAGTTAGTAGAGAACAAAATCCGCATTACTATGATATTATTAAAGCGTTTAAAGAAAAGACAGGTGTTCCGATTATCTTTAATACTAGCTTTAACTTAGGTGGTGAACCTCTAGTTGAAACTCTTGAAGATGCTATTCGTACGCTAACTAAATGTGATATAGAATACTTGTATCTTCCTGAACACGGAAAACTAATCATAGTAAAGAACTGATAAATATAATGTATAAGGAATGATATGTTTAATATTGCAAGTTACTTTAAAGACGGAATTAAAAAATCGCTGTTAGTTAAAAATAACGGCGCTACATCTCATAATGGACCTTGGAAGCAAGCATATACATCTACTCAGGTTGAGCGGTGGCATGCTGGCGAATTTTGTACAGCTGAATTTACTGTCTCTGTTGATTTTGATAATGCTAACAAAGAGATACTTAAATGTATTGTTGCAGTTGGCGTAGACTATGCTAATTTGAATGTATTTTCTAGGAGTAATTTAGGAAATGATCTTGTAGAGTTATCTGTAACTGTTAATCAATCTTATGTAGATTTACTAATAACAGCTAAAACAGGATATACAGGTGCAAAGTTTATTCACACTGCAAACTACTTTCAAAATCAAAATCCGTTAACTAGTTGACATTCCTAAGTAGGCTAAATATACTATATGGAGTAACGAATGCCAACGACAGTTAACACACCTTTTAGATCAGACTACGGATTTAAAAGCCCAAGCTTTACAGTTGATGCTGCTGGAAATATCACAGCCGCTACGCTAACCCTGTCGGTTAGCGACGCAGATGAAGCAGGCGTAGCCGCAGATTATAACTTTGTTGAAAGCGCCGGCAATTACAGATTTAGCGGCGAAACAGATAATCAGCCAACCCTTACAGTTTATAGAAATCAAACTAGTACCATTGATATAGCATTTACTACTTTAGTTTTTAAAATATTTAGTACTATTGCTGATGGTTCAACCGCAACAGTAGTATACAGTAGCGGACTACGACATAGTGATAGTACAACTGGTGTATCAGCACAAGGTAAAAGCTCAGGTAGATTAACTTGGACTCTTCCATTATCGGCACCTGATACATTATACTACGGCAACGTAGACGGTACTATTACTGGTACCATTAATGTATTAGATCAAGCAAGAAATTTTAGCACAATAAGTGTTACAGACACAACAGCAAGCACAAGCACAACAACTGGAGCACTAAAAGTTAGTGGTGGCGCTGGTATTGTAGGAGATGCATACATTGGCGGCACAGCAAACGTGGCAGGATTAATTTCCGCTACAGCAGGAGTTACTGGAGACTTAACTGGTTCAGTATTTTCTGATACTAGTACATTACTAGTCGATAGTGTCAATGGAAGGATCGTAGGTCCTATAAATAACAGTACAATAGATAACACTACTATAGGAGCAATTACTCCCGCAACAGCTGCATTTACAACAGCTTCAGTAAGTGGTGCAGTAGCAGGATTAACGGCTGTACCTAATAAAAAGTATGTGGATAATACAGCAACGGCGCTTGCAATAGCATTTGGGATTTAAAAGAAAATGGCAAAACAGCAGATAAAAAATTACGTCTTTAAACCAGGAATGAGCGCCGCAGCATATGCTTATCCTAATAGTTACGGTTTATTATATAGTAATAAAACATATTTACAAGTAGAAGCAACAGCGTGGATTACCCAACAAGTAGCCCACGGAGCTCAGTATACACCAAGTACTGCAACCTATACGCCGACTACTGGTATAATGGAATTGACTATAGGAACACACAGCTTAGAAGTTGGTGATGTACTTGGTCTTAATGCCGCTGGCATAACATTTACACGAGCATCAGACTCAAGTAGTCATGCGTATCCAAGAGCAACTGGAGCTCCTACTACTTCTGGTAGCGATCCTAGCTATAATAATCCAGTGTTTATTACAGCAGTTACAGCAACAACAATTACAATACTTGTAGGTATATCGTCTGACACTTCTGTTCATACGTTTGCTAGTGCTACTAGTAATGTAGTAACAGCAGGCTTCGCAGGATATACTTTTAACGAATCAAAATGTCAAAGAGACTTAAAATACGTTCTTGATGCATATTTATGGGACCTAAGATATAGAGGTAACGAAGAAACACGATTTGTAGCTAGCAAATATTTTGAAGGTACAGTAGCACAAGTTGATGGCGACAGACTTCCAGAAATTTATACACATACAAAAATTAGAAATCTTATTAACGATTTTATTTTTACTAAAACAATAAATCCTAATACAGTTAATACTACAGTAGCTCAAAATATAACTGGCAATGCAAGCGAAGCAATGGCACAGTTTACGCCAACTAATGGAACATATACTCCGACTACTGGTGTAATGTCATTAACTATTGGCACACACACTCTTGCAGTTAGTGACGAAATCTTTATTGCTCCGGCAGCAGTTACATTTACGTGTGCATTAGACGGTGACGCAACACTGCATCCTTATCCAAGAGCTTCAGGTGTTCCTAATGCTACTGGTAAAGACGGATTTTATTATGCGCCACTTCGTATTACAGCAGTAACTTCAACTACGATTACTGTTAATGTTGGTGTATCATCTGATACTTCATTACATACATTTAATAGTGCGTTAACAAACGGCGTAACAGCAGGTCCTGCAGCAGTAATTAATACCCTAGCGTTTAATGTAATAGACACTATTACAACAGGATTAACATCATTGCCAAAACTTGTTGAAAGTGGCGTTGGAAATATTAAAGTACAAGGTCGTCATGGACTAGAAGCACTTCTATTAATTACAAATACTACTAAAAATGAAATAGTATATAACTTTGCTAGTAACGAAACAGGCGGCAAAACTAAATTAATTACTAAAGGGTATGACAAAGACTTTAAAACATACCTACAAACTACAGATGCTATTACAAAAATTTGGTTTAACTATGACACTAGTTCTCATGCTATAACTGACGAGATACAAGTTTTTGCAGAAACTGCTGAAGTAAAAATTAGACCATACGACTTTGGCACAGATGCTATTGAACGTATGCGTATTGCTAACCCATTAAGTATGCTTGACGCTGACTTTGAGTACGGACTACAGCCTACTAAATGGTCAGCTATTGGAACGTTACGTGGATACCCAAGTGTGTACGAAATTCCGGCAACTAATACTGCGGTATTAAGTGTTACTACAGATGCGTCTGCTGGTACTGCTGGAATAGGTGCAAGTTTAATTACAGTTACTACAGTAGTTGCACATGGATTTGATGCAGGTGATCCTGTTACAATTAAGGCACTAGAAAACTCAATTGCAGGTGTAGCTAGAGCAGAAGGTAGTTTTGTTATTAATTTAGTTCCAACTGCTAGCTCGTTTAACTATTATGCAAAATCAAAAGTTGGAACAAGTTCGGGACAAATATTAACAACTACATATGCACAGTTAAGAAAAGCAGCATTTTATACCGGTGCAAGTATTGGTCAACCTATTATCAGTGTAGCAAGTAATGGTTCGTCTGGAAGTTTTACAACACAATTAGCAGTTGCTTCAGGAAGTACTATAATTCCGTTTGACGGGGCAGCTCCAGAAATTGGTTCTCCACTTACTAACGCATCTATACCAACAGGCTCCCAGGTAACATCTATTATTGATACTAGTGCAGGTGGCGGAACATTCTTAACACTAGAAACAACAACAACGACAGCTGCAAACACTGATACACTACAAGTTTCATCTACAACAGGTCTACAAAATGATATGGCAGTTGACCGAGGCGACGGAACTGCTATCTATGTACAATCTATTGGAACAGGAGGCGATGCATTAGGAGTACAATTTAGTGCAAACTTTATTAATTCAAGAATTGGTAACGTTGTATCGTATAGTGGCTTAGCTGGTATTAACGTTTCGGCAATCGGTGCAAACGCTACATTTAATATATCTCCATCAGCAGACTCAAGTAATTTATATATATTAAATTCTATAGCAACAGGCGGCAATGATTACGAAGTAGGCGATAGTATTAAAATACTAGGCAACTTGTTAGGTGGTGAATCTCCAGCAAACGATGCAGTTATATATGTAACTAGTACAGCCAGTGATGGTGATATTAATAGTGCTACTATTACAGGATTATCATTCAACGGATTTGCTATACTAGGCGGCGCAGTACATACTCCTTATGGATATTTAGGCACTGGCGCAGTATTTAATGTTTCATATCTAAATACAACCTATACAGGAGTTGCAATTGCAAACGGAGGCACAAGCTATAAAGTAGGCGATGTTGTTGTAATTGACGGTTCTGTAATCCAACCAACTGGAGGAAGTTCAGTTCATACTAACTATGTAACAGTATCAACAGTAGCCGCAGGCGGCGAAGTACTTGCTATAAACAATATTACACAAGTTCCTGCTAACAGAACTCCGGGAACATATACAGGCGTAGCTAGCACAGGTGGCGGTGGATCAACATATACTGTTATTGTTTCTCCAGCTGGTGAACATCTAACAATGACTAACTTTTCCGCAGCTAATGCATTAAGACCACAGTTAACTTATAGTGGAGTAACTGGTACTAGTAGTGGCTCAGGAACTGTAGGAACATTTAATATTACAGTAAATGCAATTGGTGCTATATTAGATGTTACAGTAGTTACTAAAGGTTCAGGACATACAGCTGGCGACACAATTACTATTGCTGACGCAGCATTAGGTGCCGGCGGCGCAGCTAACTTTACTATGGACATTAGTACAATTAGTGTAGCAGGTGATGTTACTATGAATGCTATTACTATTGTTACTGCTGGTACAGGTGTTGCTCAAGGAGCAACAATTACTATTGCTGACGCAGTATTAGGCGGAGGTGGCGGTGCAGCTATTACCGTTGAAGCTCAAACTGTAGGACTGGCAGGAAGAATAACTGGAATAACTTTTTCAACTACTAATGCTCCGCAACGAGATGAAACTTTTACTAATGTAGCTTATACAACAGATTCATCAGGCGGCTCAGGCGCAACTTTTGCAATCCAAGTAACAGGTGCAAGCTATCAAGTAACAGGCGGAGGTGGTACTAACTATCTAGTAGGTGAAATTATTACATTTGCTGGTGACCAAGTCGGCGGCGCCGATCCGGCAAATAACGTAGTAGCAACAATTACTACTGTTGATGCTGGTGGAGCAGTTTTGGCGTATACTGTAACTGGCGCAGCTGTTAACGGAAGAACAGCGTTGGGAGTAACTGGAGCAAATAGACAAGGATCTGCTGCAACTTTTACAATAGAATTATCTGAAGGCGACTACACATTTATTGGAGTTAGTACTCCTGGCACAGGATACGGGCTAGGCCAACAACTAATAGTTCCTGGGTCTAACTTACGAGGAGCAGCGCCTGTTAATGATGCAACAGTTACTATTACATCAATAGATCAAATATCTACAGGAGCAATAACAGGAGTAACAGTTACTGGAACGGCAGCAAACCCAACAGGCCCATACAACTCTCTAACTGGAGCAAATATATCAAATACAGGTGTTGACGCTACATTTAATGTTAGACGAAATTATACTGCATACGATAATATTTCAGTTACTGGAGGTGGATCTGGATATAAAATAGGCGATCGTATTACTATATCTGGCACAAGTTTAGAAGGTGCTAGTCCATTAAACGATATTGAATTGTTTGTTGATGCTGTTGGTGGAGGCATTATCACAGCAGTAACAGGTACGTATACTATTGCTACACCTGGCACAAACATTGATATAATTTCAACAGTATCTATATCAGAAGCAACCAGTGCTTCAATATTAATAAACCAAACAGTTAGTTATGCAGCACTAGCAACATTAAATATTGGCTGGACTTATGCTCATGGACTAGTTCCAGGAGATACATTTATTGTTACAGTTACATCAGATGATGGCTCGAACAATCACGACTTAGCAGGCGGAAGCTTTTTTGCTACTGAAATTCCAACAATAAACGGGCTTAGATACCAGGCAAGAGCTACGGGAGCAATTGATGTTTCTAGTATACCACTTAACGGAGTAGTATATCCTAGACCAGATAGTTTCTTTGTGCATAGGCCATATGACGGCGGTGTGCAATTAGGCACAGGCGGTCCGCAACATGGCGCACAAGCAATACGTCAAAGTAAAAAGTATATTAGATACCAGTCAGGTAAAGGTATTATGTACACAACAGGTGCATTGTTTGCTCCGAGTTATGATCTACAAAGTGTAATAGCAGAAAATGTTGAAGTTGGTGCATTAATAACTATTACTTGTGACGATAATGATCACGGAGTACAAGAAGGCGGCGTTATTCGATTACTTGGTATCGAAACTGAAGGCTACAATAGCGGCAATGAAACAGCAGTTGGTAGTAATTTTGATTATGACGTAGTTGACGTAATTGACGAAAGAATATTTAAAGTACGTTCAAAACGTAGACTAGGCGCAACAACTGCCGTACTAGGGTTCGGAGCACAGATGAGTGTTGTAAGTTGGCACGGTGCTACTGTACGTTCAGGAATCTTTGATGATCAAAATGGAATTTTTTGGGAGTTTGATGGCACACAGATAAGTGCAGTACAGCGTACAGGTACGAAACAAGTTGCAGGTACTATTGCACTAGAAATAGACTCAAACTATATTACGGGTACCAATACAAGATTTAGAGATCAGTTAAAAGCTGGTGATAGAGTTATTCTTAAAGGTATGACACACGTAGTTAGTCATGTTATTAGTGATACAACAATGACAGTAACGCCTGACTGGCGCGGCGTAGTTAATATTACAGGTGCAAAGATGGCACTAGTAGCTGATAAGAAAGCTAAACAGAGCGAGTTTAACGTAGACAAGTTAGACGGAACGGGTCCAAGCGGTTATGATATGGACATTGCTAAGATGCAGATGATTGGTATTCAGTATACATGGTATGGTGCTGGATTTATTGACTGGATGGTACGTGGTTCAACTGGTTCCTTTGTGTTCGCACACAGAATGCGTAATTCAAACGTAAACACAGAAGCGTTTATGCGTTCAGGTAACTTGCCTGTACGTTATGAAGTTACTAATGAAGGCCCTCCAGGTAAGTTAAAATCTGCAATGACTAATTCACAAAATACTATGGTATTAGAAGATAGTAGTTTCTTTCCATACGCCGCAACAGTGTATGTAGATAACGAAATTATAACCTATACTGGAAATAGCATAGCAACTAATACATTAACAGGGCTTAATAGAAGTGCAGCACTAAGTACATTCCAAGCTGGAGCACAGCGTAGTTATACAGCAGGTCCTGCAGCAGTTCATTCCGCTAGAACAGGCGTTATTATAATTTCACAAACAATTACTCCGTTGATTAGTCACTGGGGTAGTGCGTTCCTAACAGATGGAGGATTTGATGAAGATCGAGGATACATCTTTAGTTACGCTGAAACAAGTATTGCTGTTAGTACTACAAAACAAACAGCATTTATGATGCGACTAGCACCTAGTGTTAGTAATGCTATTGTAGGAGATTTAGGAGAACGAGAACTACTAAACAGAGCACAGTTGTTGCTTAATGGACTTGAGGTTACTTCAGACACAGGAAGTGGCGGAATTGTTATTGAAGGTGTGCTTAATCCTCAAAACTATCCACTTAACCCAAGTGACGTTGGATGGTCACAACTAAGCGGTGTTGCTCAAGGTGGACAACCTAGCTTTGCTCAAGTAGCATCAGGTGGTGGCGTTACATGGACAACTGGAGTATCAGCTGTTAACTCTACAATAACATCAGTTGATACAATTGGAGCTACGATAAACAGTGGTCAATATGGTTCTAGTAACGGGCGAAGATACCTTTATATAAGTGCTAACGACTTTAGAGCAGTGTTTGGAAATTCTAACATAAATGAGGTTATTGGTAAAACAATTACAGGAACTGGTATAGCTAGTAATACCACTATCCAAAGTGGATATATTCGTACTTACGACAACTTTGGATACTTTAGACTTTCTAGAAATCTTACAGGGACCATTAGTCCGAATACTGCTGACGCTGTAACTATAGCTTACAACACAGCACTAGTAAATAAGAGCTTTGGTTACTTTACTACAGCTAGTGTTGAATCAACAACTGCTACAATTGGTACTGCTATTACTGGAATAAGTGGCGGCGGATCATTCCCAGCTAATACACAGATAAGTGATATTGCAAGTATTACATGGGCTGGAAACACATTTTTCCAAATAGAATTTAACAACTCCTTTACTGGAACACTAGCACTAAACACAGGTACAATTACAGCAACAGTTGAACAACCACCGTTTGCCCAACCAGGAGAAACTGTATTCTCATTCATTGCTGTACCTGGAGAAAGATCCACACTAGACTTATCGCAGTTGAAAGAACTTACTAACACACCATTAGGTGGTAGAGGAACATTCCCAAATGGTCCAGACGTGTTAGCTATTAACGTTTATAAAGTTGATGGAGCAGATATTAATTCAAATATTATTATTAAATGGGGAGAAGCTCAAGCTTAATCTTCAAGATAATTAACAAAATCTAAAAGCGTATCAAATACTTTGGTACGCTTTTTTATTGACCTGTAAGTAAATCTTTTATTAATTAATTCTTCAGTTTCTTTTCCGTAACCAGTGCGTACTAGTATTGGCTGGGCACCTACTTTTATAGCCGCTTTAAGATCAGATAATTTGTCACCAACGTAATAACCTTTGGCAAACTTTACGTGCGGCACTTCTTTTTCACAACGCTTAAACATTCCTGTGTTGGGCTTTGCATATAGGTCATTTTTTCTACTACTAGCACTATAGTATATTCCGTCTATACTAGTACAACCTGCCTGTCCAAACAGTTCAAACATGTGTCTATGTAAATCGTCAACATCTTCTTCCGTAAATAGACCCTTTTCAATTCCACCTTGATTTGTTATAATAACTATTTTATGACCCATCCTGCGTAGTTTTGAAATAGCCTTTATACTTCCGTCAATAGGCTTAAAGTCTTTACTACGGTAGCAATATGTACCAAGATCTTCGTTAATAACCCCGTCTCGGTCTAATCCGATAACGCACTTAGGAGCAATATAGTTTGGACTAGAGTCATAATCGTCACTCCAGCTAATATCAACCATCGATCATATTTTCCGGATCAAGCGATTGGCTATCGCCTGGAATAAGTCTATAATTGTCTTCAACTGAATCAGCTGTACTAACTTCAGTAATAGAACTCATAGGTTCTAATGCTTCTATTTGATGCGGTTGTAAAGGAGGGTTATGCCAAGTATCACCTTCGTTTAATTCTTTTTCAAAGATGGTTGCATCTTTTGTATCAATCCAACGTACTTTAAATTTGCCACTATTTACAAACCATGTTTCATCTTTTTCTCTATGGAAGTGCATGCTAAATTTAGCACCTACTTTTTCAAATACCATAATCTTGCCACAGTACTTGTCGTTAGTAGCCCAAATAAGTTCGTAGCCCCAACCTTTTTTTACATGTCCTGACAGTCTTTTATCCAAAATCTATCTCCACTTTTTTAGCAAATGTTAAGTTAAATACATTCCAACTCATGGTTAATCTTTCAACATCACTCTTAAAAGGATATACTTGATGTTTAAGTTCTGCAGGAAACATAAAGATCTGTCCAGTTACAGGAACTATCCTATGAGCTGATGCTCCCCAACTTCCGTGTACCCATTCTAATTGTCCCGGACAACGTGCATTAGATTCAATTGGAATAGTTTCCGGTTCGTTGGCAATCTCTTCAGGAACGTCTACCATAATTATTCCACTAATCATGCCGCTATGAGCATGTGCTGGATTAAATTCGTTTGCCTTCATATAATTGAACCAAACACCGTTACCTAAATCAAATTGTATTGAATTGTAATCTACATCATCTACAGCTAGACCTTCAATGGAACCATCTTCGTGTGCTGGCATCATAGATAGCCTTCTTTCATCATCAGCTTTAAACCATTCTTGTACATGGGGTACTAATAAGCCAAGCATTTGTAATTGCATTTCAGGAGATGCAGCTGTATTCCCCCGTTGTACTTCAATGTTTCCTGACAGTGCATATCCCATATGATCAGCGTTTCGATTTAATTCTGCAAAATGTTTTACAAATTTTAAATCTTTTTCGTTTAATTTAGCTGAGTATATAGTTGGGCCAAACGGCGCTATCATTTCAAATTCTGGAACATACTCGCCTTTATGATTAATGATCATTAATGTAATCCTTTATATTAATCCATTCCATATCTATAACACTATTTAATTTGTCTAGGTTAGCACAGGTGTATTCTTGGTATTGATTTTTAACATTATCCGGAATAGGAATATAATTAATTGCTGCATTATATTTTTTAGCAATAGTTTGTGCTACAGTGTCAAAGCTTTCTGGATTACCAGTGCCAACATTATAGATATTGCTAGCATCAACTGTAAGCATTTTTTCGTGTACTTTACATATATCTTCTACACATACAAAGTCACGTTTGTAATGTTCGCTATCTTCAAACACATTAATAACATTATCTTGCTGTGCTTGTATTCTAAACTTAGTATACGGACTTGCTTGATCGCCTTTTTCTCCTTCATGAGAACCATATACATTAAAATATCTAAAGCCTTGTACAATCACATTAAAGTCATCTTTATGCTGGTTTACAAACCTATCAAACAAATACTTGCTCCATGCATAAGGGCTTTGTGGCAACAATGGGCCGTCTTCAGTAAAATGTGTAGTAGGACCGTATACACTTGCACTAGAAGCGTACTGAAAATTTGTCCCGTAGTTCTCACATACTTGAAGTATCTTCATACTGTATTCAAAGTTTTGTTCCATGATTTGATCTACATCAGTATATGTTGTACTACTAATAGCACCAAGATGAATTACCCAATCATACCCACTAGGATCAGGAACACAATTCTCTACATAGTCCCAGCCTTCGACATCGTGTCCTTGACCTACTAGGTAGTTGCACATGTTTTGTCCAATAAAGCCTTTATATCCTGTAACTAGTATTTTCATTTAGGTATCCTGTTATTATCCATAATTGGCCATCCATCATTATCAAGAGGTAAGTCTAAACCTTGCTCCCAGTGATTTCGGTATGTTATATCTTCAGGCGCCATTAATGCATGCCATTTTTTATCATCTCGCCACGGAATGAAGTTAAAATTTATTACTACTCTGCGTAATTCGTCAGTACATGTAGCACCGCTATGTTTAATATTAGCTGGAAAAATAACTAATCGATTTGCAACACTCTCAACTTTATCACCATCATCAAATATAGTGTAGCCGTTGTTAGTGTTTACGTAATAGATTGCAGTTAATGCTCCTGGAGCTAGTGTGTCTACATGCATACCGTGAACTTCATTACCTTCAGTTTTTGTGAGAAGATTAGCTTTTATCCTTATTAATACTTGAGGTTGTATTACTTCCATAATAGGATATGCTACTTGGTATTCCATCTGATTATCCATATGATATCCTTCATGAATAGTATGGACAAATTGGAAGTCTCCCTTGCTACTAGGATCAGCAACTCCTTCACCAAAGTGCCAATTATATTGTAAGCTCATCATTTGTTCTTGAACTTTTCCAAAAGCTTCTTTAGATAGTGCATCGTTAATAATAACTTTTTTAGTCATTCCATTTCCTTTATTATGTGTGTTGTAGAATGCCCTTCTACTTTAGGAAATATATTAACTTCTGCTAAATCGTTTCCTACCACAGTTTCTACAGTATAATCGCCACCCTTAACAATTATATCAGGCTGTGTCTTCTTAATTATACTATACGGAGTATCATCGTCAAATATTAATACTTCATCAACTATGTTTAGTAGTTCAAGTGCTTCTTTTCTTTTTGTTTGATCGTTAATGGGTCTAGTTTCGCCTTTTAACCGCTTTACACTAGCATCGCTGTTAATAGCTACTATAAGTTTGTCACCTAAGCTACAAGCGTGTTTAAGCAGTCTTAGATGCCCTAAATGCAGTATATCAAAGCATCCGTTGGTAAATATGACCTTATCTTCTAAGTCGTGCTTTGATAAAATATGTGTACCAGTGTGTTTAACTGCTTCAGTAGCACCTTTGACAGCAAGCTCTAAACAGCGTTTGTGATCGTAGCCTTTTGTTAATCCATATACAAATGCTGCTAAGAAACAATCGCCGGCACCTGTAACATCTGCTACTTCTATATTATCCACAGGAACGTCATAGACTTTGTCGTTAATTTTAGCAACAACACTATCTCCAGCTCGTGTAGTAACAATGTTGCCCGGCCAAAGATCGAAGTCTAGTTCTGTAAATTCTTTTTCGTTAGGTTTTACAAGCCAAGCACCTTCATAAAGACTATAGTGATCTTTTGGATCCACTATTACTTTACAGCCAAACTTGTTAATGTGTTCAATAATCTCATGTGATTTTTCTAATACACCTTTAGCATAATCACTTAATATTACATAGTCGTACCCTTGGAAATCTTTACTAAGTATATCGTTTAGTATTGTATTGCTATTTGCGTGATAGTCATTGTCAATACGTGTGATATAATGTCCGTCACACATAACACGAGTCTTTGTACTTTTAGGTTGATCATACTCATACAGTGTAACATCTACACCTAGACTTTTTAAGTTTTCATAAACTAGTCCTGCGCCGCCAAGTGTTTCAACTTCATGTAAGTGTTTAACAATAGGTACAGGCGCTTCAGGACTTAAACGTTCTGAAGTTCCATAGATATATTTGTCGATTATTACATCGCCGAGAACTAATACTTTCATACTATTATTATACTACCTTTTAGGCTATTTGTCAAGTAGATTTATTGTTTGAAAGACTGTTTCTAACTTATTAAGATTAACTCTACTTTGGAGGGTATTACGAAGTCCGTGATGCAAAGGCTTGGGCCATTTAGTAAAACTGCACCAAGCATAGCCGTCGTGTTCTCTATTTAGATTAGGGATAAATTCGTCTTCAACAACACAAAGGTATGTGTGAAAAGTAAACTTCTTATCGTTACTGAGGAAACTTTCTAAAGGAAGTGTCTTTTTTATATCTGGAAGTTGTCCAATTTCTTCTTCTATTTCTCGTTTAAGACCTTCCCATGGAGTTTCGGCACCTTCGTTTGTTCCGCCAACTAGGCCCCAAACATCAGACTTTTTGCCACTTGCTCGATGTAAAAATAAAAATCTATTTGTTTTTAGGGTGTAAAATAATGCACCACTACATACTATATTTGAACTCATACATATACTTACCCTGCGAGTTCAATCCTCCATGTCCCAACTGGATAGTCTCCATCAATACTCAATAGCCATTCATTGTCTTTAAACCGGTATTGTGTTTGTGTGTGAAGATTAGTTATGTATGTAACTGTAGTAATTGTATCTGCATCAAATATAATGTTCCATTTTGAGCCGTCCCATTCAACAATATCGTTTACATTAGCTACAAGTCCTGTGCCATCTGTATTAGCCCATGCACTAGCAACTACAGTTTGTCCAGCTAATCCAACATCGTCTAATAATAGCAACCTAACACCAGATACTTTAATTGATGTTGGATTATAATTAGTAGGATCAATTATATAATCAACTGATGTACGTGATCCATTTGGACTAGTAATAATAGTGTCTGAAGGGAAACTATCAGTATCAAAGTCAATTAAAATCTTTCCTTCGTCTAACGGATTAATTGCAAACGTACCAGTAGCAGTTGATGCATTATCGGTGCTAGTAAGATGTATTCTACTAACTCCTGCAGCATATATTCCAGGCAATGATGTGAATATACTTCTCCAATTCTTATTGCCTACTATACCGTTAGCAACAATTTGTGCCTCTCCTTGGTTTACATATACTTGCCATAGTGCAAAGTTAACGTTAGCTGAATGTCCACCAGCAGTTGATCCTGGTCTTGTTCCTCTTTCATCAGTTGTTGTTCCTGCACGAGCAGTATCGTCATATGCATTTAATTCAGGCTTACTTACGCCATCTTCAATAGTGCCTAATTGTTCGTCAAACATACTCGTAATAATATTTGTAATAACGCCCATCTTGCGTACTTTAGTCGGAGGACTAATATAAATTGGTACACTAAAAGTTAGTGAAGCAATATCAATTTCGCTGTCAA